GGAATTAAATGATGTTACAGACGACCTAGCATACTTAAAGGGCAGGATAAATTCAAAATGAATAAGAATCAAGTGGATAGTTGGAGAACAGATACTCAAGCTAGACTAGAGGAATTGACCATTATGAGTGCCAAGCAAAATAGTGACATTCATTATATTAAAGATACTGTAGATGAAATCAAAAGTCTAGTAAAGGAACAAAACGGAAGAGTTAGGACATTGGAACAGCAGACATCAGCTATTAAAGCTATTGGTGCTGTAATTACCGTAGCCTTTTCTGGTTTTATTGGCTGGCTTTTTAACGCAAGGAGTTAAGATGAGTGAATTAATAAGTACAATTGTGGACAATTATATGGCAATCTTATCAGCAGTCGCTGGTATCGTTGGTGGGTTTGCCGTCATAGCGTCCATTACACCAAACAAAAGCGATGACAGAATAGTTCAAATGATTTTAGATGTCGTCAATTTCTTGGGTGCAAATTTCGGTAAGGCTTCAAATAATAAATAAAAAGGAAAGACGATGTTAAAGAAAATGATACGGCGTTTAGCTCGCAGGGTAGGAATGGTTAAATTGCTAATGATGGTTGGCGATTATGCTGTTGGCTCCACCAAATCTAAAAAAGATGATGAGGTTTGGGAGGAAGTTAAAGAAATGTTGGAGAGTTTCAACTAATGCCTCGTTTTGGGAGTCGTTCCATAAACAGGATAAAGACGTGCGACCAGAGACTGCAAGAGCTTTTTTACGAGGTAGTTAAGCATTTCGATTGTACCATTATCGAGGGGCACCGGGGAGAGGAACGACAAAATAAAGCCTATAACGACGGCAAGAGTAAGGTTAAGTACCCAAATGGTAAACATAATCAGTTTCCCTCTGTTGCTGTTGATGTGGCTCCTTATCCTATTGATTGGAGCGACCGCGATAGGTTTCATTACTTTGGCGGTTTTGTTCTCGGAGTGGCGAAACAAAAGGGTTTGAATATTCGTTGGGGTGGTGACTGGAATCAAGACACCCAAACTAAGGATAATAAATTTGACGACTTGGTTCACTTTGAGATAAAGGAATAGATGCCTAAGCAATTCAAAACATATACTAGGTTTGACGGTGGTTTAAACACTAAGACCAATGCTCGCTCGATTAAAGACAGTGAGCTCGCTGACATTAAGAATGCTATTGTAGATGAGTTTGGGCAGATACAGTCTTGTGGAAAAATAGCCGATAATACCAGTGATTATGCGGCACCCAGTATTGATGCTTCAGTTGCTGGCTATGGATTATTCCAAGGGACTTTTGATTATAATGCTGGCGGAACTAATGCTGCAACGGTAAGAACATTTTTAGCGGATACTGACGCCACATCGGACACTAGAATAGACATCTATGATGCTGGTGGCTCTTGGGCAGCAAACGCAATAGACCTAGGCTCCACCGCTGGCAATGGAACCGCTGGCGGTGCGGTCATATACGATGTAGCAGATGGCGCTGTGAGAGTATGTGATACTAATTTTGGCGCTGGAAACGCGGTAAAATGGTATGGTTATATCAGTAGAAAACTTTGGTTGGATTCTACTGGCACACAGCTAAATGTTGGTGGTGGTAGTGTACAAAATGTAACAGGTTGGAAAACAGATAGTGCACCTCCCTTGCCACCCTTTAGTGGGACTGCTGGGACTGGAATAGTTGCCGCCGTCTTGACTCTAGAGAGGGGTTTAGTATTTACAAGCGCAGGAAGCCCCAGTACTACTTTAACTGTTGGCGGTACAACCTATACATCAACTTTCGATACTCAATTTGATAGTGGTTTATACGTAGCTATTAATGAAGACGGTAGTGAGGTGCAAGGAATTGCATCGAGAACAAACAATACTACTCTTATTTTGGACTCTGCGGAGGCGTGGGGTGTTGGCTCAGATGTGACGGGCTATATTGCCCCAGACGCTGGGTTAGGTTTTAATCTGGAAGTTGTGCCAACTAGTTCTGGTTCGTTTACTGCCGCTACATATGAATTTGCTCAGACATTCATTTATGACGGGAATCAAGAATCCTTACCCACCGTTATGACGGGAACTATTGTTGTAGCAGCTAGTAAATACTTAGGTTGTACTGTTATTGCGTCTCATGGATATGCCGATAGGGTTACAGGCGGAAGAATTTATTGTAGGAACAGCACATTAAAAGGCGAGTGGGAACTGCTTATTGACATCTCTTTAACGGATGGATGCAGGAGCAGTTTAGAGGCTGATTATAATGGTTGGGATGTTATGTATTCGCAGTCTGCCTATCTTATTGGTGGAATTAATATAGGTATTAATAGTTCTGACACCTTCGCCTCTCTAAATGGGTATTCCTCAGACCTTTCAACAGCATCGGTTGGTGCAGCTGGGGAGGGTTATAAAACCAGCACTGTCACCAACAGAAGAAAGTTTATAGCCAATGTAAAGTCTATTAATGCAAATGGTCAGACTGAGCTCTCGGCTGATAAGTTATTGTATAGTGAGATAAATAAATTTGATACATTTCCAGTTACTAATTTTATAGAGATAGGTATAAACGATGGTGAAGATTTTATTAAGTTAGAATCCTTTGCAGACCGTATCTTGGCTTTCAAACAAAAGACTCTTTATATAATCAACGTAGGTGGTGGTTCTGACACTCAATGGTTTTTAGAGAGTGAGCATAAAAATATGGGTGCCCCCTTCCATGCTGCTGTTGTTAAGACAGATTTTGGTGTGGCTTGGGCAAATAAACAGGGTTTATTTTTCTATGACGGTTCAAAGATTACCAATCTACAAAAGAAGATATTGGAGTCCACTTGGAAGTCCTTTGTCAACGCAGACACCATGGTTGGGTTTGAGCCAGTTAATAAACATTTAGTCGTTATAAGAGATGCGGCTGCTTCCGGTGGTACGAGCGGTGATGCATATGTATATAGTTTTACAACGAATAGTTTTACATTTATTGAAGACTTGGCAGATAACGCAATCAAGACAAACATTATTACAGACGCCTACAATCAAATGACATTAGGTATTGGCACTGATGAGCTGGAGTCCTATGATGGGGAACCGGATGCTGGTGCGACATTTGATATCACGTTAAAAGATGACGATTTCGGATTACCAAATAAGGTTAAAAAGATTTATGGTATTACTATTGAATATGCAAGTAACGCAGCTAACTCAAGCGCAATTAATTATGTTTATGTAAATGATAGCGGGACAAGACAGGGCTCTTCCACCTCTGGTTTATCAAGTTCTACAGTAGCGTCTACAAGCGCAGATTTAGACGTTAATAGATATACATTTGATACTCCATTGCTTGCTTCCTCTTTCCAGCTAAGATTGGACTTAAATGGAACCAGCCTTCAAACAATAAATAATATTGGGATAGAGTACAGACCTATATATAAGAGGGTAACATAATGCCCATTGATAGGGAAAAAAGATTTTTATACAATGCGAAGAAAGCAGACTCCAAGATTCAAATAGGCTTTCCAGCCAGCGCTTCTGGCAACAATGGTGAAGAGAGAATGGTAAAAACACCTGATGGAAAGTTAAGGCTCTATAGAAAAGAGCTTGGCGCTTGGTATTACTTAGAATTTACAAGGACATAATCATGGCAAACAGTTTAATGGAATTATATGGCGGAGGAATGACAGGGCCATCTAACAATTATCAACTCGGTGGGAGAATAGCTTCTGCAAGAAGACAGAGTGAATATCAAGGTGAAATCAGAGGGCTTGAAAAAAAGCAGAGAGCCGCAGCTAAACGTAAAAGGAAAGCTGGACTTCTTGGAAGTATAGGAAGTTTTGTTGGTGGTACACTCGGCACATTAACTGGTATCCCGGGAGGGACAGCAATTGGCGCAGGACTTGGTCGAGCTGCTGGTGAGAGCTCTTATGCTAAATCTGATTTTGGTGGTGGTAAGTATGCCCAGCAAACTAGGGGAGATTTAACTGAGGGCGAAAAAGATTATAGAAAAGGAATTGGGGAAAGAGCTTTAGTAACTGCTGCACAAGCAGCTATAATGCCGGGTATGTATGATAAAGCAGGGAAGGCCCTTGGGACTGGGATGGGTAAGGTTGGTCAAGCATTTAGGGAAGCGCAAACTTCTGGAGAACTATTTGGATTAGGAGAAGGGATTAAGGAATTTGGAAGAGAATTGGGAACTCAATTTGGTGGGAAAATGCCAATGGAAATGCTATCAGCCCCATCTGTATTATCGTCTGCTGCTGGAGCTGTTGCCCCCCCGCTCTTAGATACAGCTTCGGCTGTTACATCCCCTTCCGCTGGATTGGGATTAGATATGCCTTCTTTTGCACAAGGCCCATTCGCAGGTAACAAAGCTTTCGGAAGAACCCCGGTTGGTTTTAAAGA